CCCCGACTCCCGCTCGGATGGGTTGCCCACTTGCCATCTCCAATGATGACGGTGCTAGAGCAGGGCGACTTGGCGGTGCACTGATAACCGTGCTGTAAAAATCCGACCTGCGCTGGAGAGGCACGATTGTTACAGTCGGCCTGTCACGCAACATCGTCGAGATCGCCTTCTGGTACGCTGCTCTGTTAACCGTGATAACTGGTGCCGAAGCAAAGCCAATACGTTCAGGCCCGCTAAACCAGGTGAGCGCCTTCTTCCCAAGCTCATACCCGTATGTCACTTCGCCGTACAGCGTTGGCAGCTCAATCCAGTGATTCGGTCGCTTGCGAATGTCCGCAGCAGCAATCACGAAGCGTGGTGCCACGTCACGTGTGTCATGCACGTAGATGAACCTCCCAGATGCGTTATCCGACCAGTTGTGGATGCGTCTGTTCTCGAACGACGATGTAGCAACGACATCATACCCGAACAGTCTCATCATCGTCATGTACTGCGAAAACTCCTCCGGGTCGCTGAACGTCAGCAGCCCGTCACGCGTGCGGTGTTGCGTTTTCAACTCCAAACGATCCGCGTTCATATAGTACTTATCCTCATTCACACCATATGACAGCGACGGGAATGTCACCGGGGCAAAGGCGCTGATGTTCAATGGTGCCGTCCCAGCAGTCACAGGTCCAAGGTCATAGCTGCTCGTGGCACGCGCGTCAACAATAGTGACCTGCTGTGGCTGTGCCAACAACGATGGGATTGTTGCCAGCCTGTCAACACCACACGACGTCGTATATCTGAACGTGTACTCGCGTCCGTATCGCATACAAGCCAACGCCATATCCACCATTATGCCAGTGTTCGGGCAGTCAGACAGCCCTGTAGCATAATTCATGAAGTTCTCACGATCGACTTCATCTCTCTGGTGAATACGCGTTAGGTGGAACAGCTCCGTGTAGACCGCCTCCATCATCGCGACTGAGTGACAAACTCCTGCCATCGGTGCGTTCATCCAAGACGTAAACGTGTCTTGCCAGTCTGGCCCACTCGCGTAAGGTGTACCACTGTACAACTCAGGCGCCACGCCTCTGACGCAGAACGGCATCGGCATGCGCACGTTGACACGAGTATTGTTCCAAACAATCGCCTCTGCCGAACGTGGCACAGGACGCGTCAGGACACCGACCAGCATGCCATATGCATATTCGAAGTCACGGTACGCCGAATGACGCTGGACGAAATCACCAATCACCGCCGAAATCTGTGGTGCAGTAATCTCGTTGTACGACATGACACGTCCCGGCACTGCGCTACCGACGAGCGCGAAACGTTCGGCCAGTCTCGGTGACGCGTGTGCAACCGCAAATGGTGCACGGCACTCCCACTGCGCATGCGCAATACGCAACACTGCAATGGTCGCGGGATCTGGACGAGAGCCCAAATCGTAGAACACAGTAATGTCACCCGCATGCTCAGCGTCATCACGATACACCGGCGTGACAGCCGAATCGTGGAATTCTACAGCCTCATGGAGCGTCGAGTTGCCCACAACGTTGAATGTCTGAGCGTTCGTGATCGCAATGTGCCCGTTGTCGTAGTACTTGCCAGTGCCCTTGTACTCCAGAGCACGAAACTGCTTGATGTAGTACAAGCGTAGCATGTTGTAGATCACGCTGACGACGTTAGTGCGGTCCAGGTTGCTCATCACAAAAGTGTGATTCTTCGGAATGTCAGTGCGTCTGATGCTCAGCTTACGCATGATCTCGTCGGCAAGCTGCGTAACTGGCTCGCCAGTTGGCCCAATCACGTTGTTGCTCATACCGTCGTAAATGCCACAGTCGAACACTAGCTTCCCTTCGTAGTCAGCCAGAAGGGACGTAGTGTTTCCTAGGAAAGCATTCTTACGCTTTGCTTCGAGCGATCCAAATGGGCCACTTGCCCACATCTTGATCGTAGTGGAGATCCCATATTTTATATAGGTCGTAACTAGGCGCAGTGTTTTAGGCACTTTGGTTCCCTCCGGGAACAGGTTGTTGATAAAGCCGAACATGGGAAATCGCT